ACGTATTTTAGCAGGAGATTTTTCACAGTACGACATGTCATTGTTGGATTTGATAGTCAGGGCTTTTATTAGTCTTGTAGTTAGGTTTTACGATGAATCTGTTGTACAATTGGTTACGATAGCTGTTTTAATGTGTTTTTGGGGTGAACATATAATTTTTGATACTTTATATAATAAGCCCAATGGCACTAACAGCGGATCATTCTTGACCGGATTATTTAACACATTTTGCAATTGGTTTGTACACATGTGTGCATTTAAAAGTCTCTATCCTGATGCTCCTCAAGAGCATTTATTGTCCACCTTTACGGGGGATGACTCGATAGTCACTGTTGATAGGGAACGCTATCCTAAATACACTATGAAGTACTTGGAGCATTATTTCTGGAAGAAATTCAGAATGCTCTATACTGATTGCCATAAAGGAAAAGATTTTGAGGAGGTAACTCTTGAAAATTTAGTCTATTTACAAAGAAGGTTTGTGCATGACGGACAAAAGTGGTTAGCTCCTCTTAATCCCGAATCCATAGCCGATACTATTAAATGGTCTTTTGGTGAAGAAAGCGAAGAGAAACAACGATCGCGCCTTGCTTGTGTACTAACGGAGCTGTTTCATCACGGCCCTGAAGAGTATGCGAAAGGTAGACAATTTTGTCTCAATGAATCTCGGCGTCTCTCGCTGGGGGTAGGTTTTCCTACTTTTAAGGATTTTACTAGGTCTAAACACCCGTATTACTTTGAAGGTAAGAAGCTCCCCATCGGAGAATGGCTTGATTATTGAATTGTTTCCGACCGTCATGTCGTTAAACTGTCTGCTGAGGCACAGCAAAACTTATGTCAGAGTCAACAAAGACCTTAAAATGTGGTTTTGAAGGAGAACCAATAATCTCCTTCAAAGGATGCACCGGTTAATCCATGGTGTATCTTGTTTTATGGATTACAGATAGAAATGTTAATAGCTCAATGGTATCTAATGTGGTAGACCAACAGAGCGATAATAATGTGACCACATCACAACAAGCAAGTGTAAGTACGCAGGCGTCCTCCCCTCAGGAGTTGACAAATGTTGCCGCGACTACTTCTTTTGTTACGCCTACAATGACGTTTGGTGACGTCGGTGTAACGAAAGAACATGAATATGGAAGTTATTTTTCCGAAGCTACTTCCGTGGGAGAGTTTGACCAAACAGTTATGGCTGAACGTCAAGCTCCTGTTACGACCCTGTCGTGGCCTATGTCGGCCACGGTTCAGATGGGTAACACTCCCCTTTTTTCGACCAACTTGCTTGAGTTTTTGTCGAATTACCCTAGAAATGCTTCGTTGATAGATCAGTTTTTGTATATGAGAGCAGATGTTGAAGTGACTGTAAGATTGAATTCTAATCAATTTTACTTTGGATCACTCATGGCTACTCTGTACCCAACGAATTCTACCGGTGGACTTTTGGAGCAGCGAGCTGTCTTGGATCCTATGATCATTTCAGCGTCGTCTGCGGAGTCTATCGTTAAGACTTGGAAATATTCATTTCCTCAGGGTTGGATGCGAATTCAAGATGTTCAGGCGGGTCTTTATCCCCTGATATTCAACCTTGACGTGATGAATCAGCTCAGTACTGCCAATTCAGCTATGCCGGATGCAATTGATGTATTTGTGTGGGCCCGTTTTACTAACATAAAATTGGCCTACCCAAGTGATGTTGATGTTACCCCAGAAGCCCAATCAGGCAGTGGTTTTTCAAAATTTGTGGGAGATATGGCGTCGAACAGTCTACCTACATTAAAGAAAGGAATAGAAAAGAATTCAAAGAGTCCTTCTGATGATTCGGGAAGTACTATTGATAAAGCAGTTAGTGCTATCAAACGTATAAATCTCGGAGATGCTATCAGTTCAATGAAATCTTTTAGTGGCATGCTGTCAGGTTTTGTTTTAGACAAACCAGATATGTATACGCCGTTGACGCGAGTTGTGAACGATAATAATGTTGATATGTATATTTCAGATATACCGGATGTTAACACATTCGTAGGAATGCAGTCTGATCACTATCTTGATCCAGACAAGTCTAGAATTCCCATGTCCAAGGATTTTTCTGTGAGTGATTATGCTCGCATACCTGGACTACGTGCTACAAATTTAGTTTATAGCACTATCAACACTAATAATGTTTTGCAATTGGTGGCTCGGTCGACTACAATACCGTCAACTCAGTTTTTGACGCCCTTGGATTTCGCCGCACAATGCACTGTTCAATGGAGAGGAAGTGTTAAGGTTTGTCTTCAGTTTATGACCTCATCTTTCTTTTCTGGGCGGTTTGTTGTACAGTATTACAATACTCTAGACAGTGGTCCTTCGACAGATTATTCAAATGGCATTTCACGTGTCATTAATGTCAAAGGAGATACTGTAGATTGTTTTACTCTCCCTTTCTTGTCTTTTCGAAGGTGGTATCAGGCAACTGATGGCCCCTCGATTTCGTTGAAGCTTATTTCTCAAATAGCGTCAACTGACACAGCAGAAGATCCACAAATCTTGGTCAGTGTTTGGATTGCTGGAGGAGATGACGTACAATTCGCATATCCGTCTACATCGGCGGCGTGGAATGTACCTTCTGAAATGCCACAGGCTCAAACGTCTGTCGGTTCTATATTTCAAGAGTCATTTCCTTCTATCAATCCTGGAGCACTGGGAGAAGTGGATGAAGGTTTTTGTACGAATGAGACTTTAGGGTCCATTTCATCAATTTGTAAAAGGTACGCCCCTTTGACGTACTCTCTCACATATCAAGATTCTTTTAGTGAGGCAATAATAGACGCCTGTCCAAGTGCAGATTGGACAGACGCACAACTTGATGCTTATCTAGCCTTTAATGATACCTTCTTTGGTAACTGGAGACAATGTTTCTTGTACAGGTCGGGGGGGTTTAGACTTCGGTCTTTTACTCCAACGGCTTCGCAGGTTACTACCTCAGCAGATTTTACGCTGTGGGAAGCTTTTATAGCTGGAAACGGTACTATATTGTATAGGGCCCCTTTTGATTGCCTTATGCGACTTACGTTTCCTCAAGTCGACAGATATCCTTTTAGGATTCTTAATGAGCTAGATGGTACAATACCATATGATTTCCAATATTTTACTGTGGAGCCTACTGGGACTGGTATTCAATATACTGGTCCTAATAATCCCCACCTCATTGCCGCACGCGATGACTTACAATTTGGATTTCCGATACTACCTGCTCGTATCCCTGGTATTCCCGGCCAGGCATTCCGGGAACGCGCTCCAAGTGCTAGCAGCTTTGGCGGTGGCAGCCCTCTCTCGCGTAGAAGAGATAAGGGAAAGGAAAAAGTTAATGAAGTTCAAAATTCACTAACCCCTGGCCCTACCCGCCCTTTAAAAGTTGTTAGAACTTGACATCCTAGTGTGCTCTGCAAGCGACGGCCCTTAAATGGGATATGTTTGCATTGAGCTATTAGGTTGCACGTGAATTATTAAGTAGAGGCACGTGCTCTAATTGTTTG